ACCATTACTTCTGCTTCTGCCATTTACTTTACCTTTCGTTAGGGCTAACTGTATGCCATGTTAGATGGGGAGTTAGGTAGCCAACATATTGTGAACTTATTTTTTCTTTGAAGCTAGTCCACCCTTCTTCATTCGTTTAGGTTTAACTTTGGGTTTAGCTAAACCACCTTTCTTTAGTCTTTGTGGTTTCATAGGTTTTGTGGGTACACCCCCTACGTACATTTTAGATAAACCACCCTCTTTATAAACATTACTAGCACCAAAACTTGGTACAGACTGCATTGCCTGTGTTCCGGGATCTGTTGCTCCTGTAAAATTACCTGCGCTATCAAATCCTGTAAATGATTCATGAAAAGCTTGATCTGCAGCAAAGGCATCTCCTGTTCGCATAAATGTATCTTGCCTTACTTTATCAGCTTTTCTTACGTCTTGTACATTTTGTCGTATATTTTTTTGTTGTTGCTCTGAAAGATTTGCAACATTACCTTTGTCATCTCTTTGTACACCTAATAAAAAATCGTCAACTCTAGTTTGTCCAATTCTAGATGGCATGTCTGTGCCTATATCAGTGAATTTTTCTCCTCGTCTAGGTAGTATACGACTAGGTTGATCGACTCTTCTTGTTCTTTTTTTAGTTTTACCCCCTACCTGATCTTTAAATTCTTGCTCTAAAGCAGGATCTATTCCTATATCTTCAGGTGTAAATCCTCTACCATACAGTTCTGGTCTAGTAGTACCAAATCCTGAACCTAACTGAGATCTACCTTCTGCTTCATAAGGAGAACGTCCTACTTCAAACCTCGTTCCCTCTATAGGTGTTCTGCCAAAGTTTTCTAAACCAAAAGCTGTTCTATATGCTTCAGTTCCTGTTGCTTTTGCTAATGCATCCTCTGTTGTTATATCATCTGTTCTTATAGGAGTTACAGCAGAGGGAACTTGTCGTGTAAAATCAGACATTGCTGCTGTTCTATCAGCTGCTTCTTCAGATCTTTTATCACGCATACTTTCAAATGTTGTTGTTGGTGCAATATCTACTAATCCACCTACAGTATTAATTAAAGTTGTATTACCTTGAATTTCATCTGGACTAATGTCATCACTTAGGGTAAATAATGCATCTTTTAAAGCCTGTTGAACTGACTGTTCTACAGCACCCTCTAATTCTTTATTAACAGTATTAACATCACCTGCTTTTAAAGCTTTTGTAAGAGTGTCAGCTTTTTGATTGTCTCCCTCTGATACTCCACCTATTAACTTACTTATAAAGCTATTAGGACCTGTGCCTTTTTGTTTAGCTCGTTTTTGATATTCTTTCAATTTATCTAGAAGATCTCCTGATATTTCACCATTAGATATCTTTTGTGCTATTAAATTTTCAACAGCCACTAAACTATTAGGTCCTCTAGTCTGTCCTAACTGTTGCATTGTAGCTATACCTAATGCAGGTAAACCTCCAAACAACGCACCTACACCAACAGTTAAGAATCTATTCATTGGACTTGAAAATGATCCATAATATTCTACTAATTCCTCATTGTTTAAATTATTTATATTAAATGATGTAGTGCCTTGATTATCAAATGAAGATCCTACGTCAGGAGTAAATGCTGCACCACCTGAGTCTTCTCCTCCACCTGTATCACCTGTTGAAGTTACTATACTGCTTTTAGGTTTAGGGGCAGTATTGTCTAGCTCAAACCCTTCAGGTATAGGCATCTGAGGTTCGTCATCTATAAATGGAATATACTTTACTACTCCATCAGCATTAACATACCTTCTAACTGTTATGTTTCCGTACACAGTGCCTATTAATGCATCTTCTATTTCTTTTTTCTCTTCATCATCTAAAACAGGTGTACCACCACCTTTAGGTCTTTGAAAGCGTGGGTCATCAAAAAGTGAACCACCGTTTGCTAATCCGATTACACCACCTTCAGCTTTTTTTTCTTTGTCTTCTTTTTTCATTTCACCTGAGACAACAATTAAATCTGCCATACCAAACGGTATATCATCAGGTATTTCAGCTTCTTCAGAATTACCCATCTGCCCCATTTTCTCCATCATCTTTAAGCCCTGCTTGGCATCCTGTCGCATCTTCATCAATGTATTAAGACCAATGTAACGCACAACATCAGCAGGAAAAACAAACTCACCCTCACTAATCATTACAGGTATATCATCAGCTACTTCTTCTTTTAGTGAGCCTGACGGCACTCTGTTACCTGATTTTGGCTCTGTTTCACCACCTTCATCACGTAATCCACCTTCACTGAAGAGTTCCATTTGTTTTTCCATACGTTCCATAGTTTAGCCCTTTCCGTTAGCGTTTACTGCATCCCTTAGTTGCTTTAGTCTTTTTAACATAGCGATAGCACCTTGAGATCTATGGAGTATAACTAGATCACTTGTTTGCTCCATAATAGCGTAGTTTTGTGCCACCATAAAATTTAAATAATCACTGAAGCTGTCCCATTGGTCCTTGTTGTTGACCAGTGGCTTCAGTCGGCTGAGTAGCTTGTCCTGTGGGTTGTGGTTGTTCATTTCCTGTAAATCCTTGCTCCTGTGGTAAAGGCACTTGCCCTGTACCTATGGTTGCACCACCTGCTCCTGTTGGGTCTTGTGCGTCTGCTCCTGCAGGAGGTGGAGGTGCTTCAGGGGTTTGCTGAAATTTTTTCATGATCTCTGCTTGCAATGTAGCTTCGTCCATGTTGTTAGTTACTTTGTCTGGATCTAAGTCTAGTGATTTAGCTATCTCTCGTATTACATACTGAAACTTTGCAAACGGTGCAAGTGATGGATTACTTGCTACCTGCAGAAACTGCATGAGTCTTTGACTACGCACTTCATTTGCCATCAAACTTTCTGTGCCACGAGCCTTTACTTCTAGATCGCCTTTTGTATTCTTATCGTAGTTAAACTGCATATTAAATCTAAACAGCCCCTCTCCTAGAGGTCTAAGTAAATAATCATCTACGTTCTTTATAACATTTTTAATGCCACCACTTGCTGCGTTCATTAGCATAGATATGCCTGATGCAGTTCTGCCTACACCTGATACACCAGTTTGTCCATGAGCAAAGCTTGGAAAGCCTGTGCTTTCATCTGCAAGCACTCTTGCTTTATCAAATAGTTGCATGTTCTCGTTAGCTACATTTGGAAACTTTGTACCAAAGATAGCCTGTCCGGGTGCGCCCCCTTGTCTTCTAAAAATTTTTCCGGGATATACACTTAGGTCTTGTCCGGGAACTAAGTTAGTTTCATCTATCTCTATTAACAAATTACCAGACATAACTGCATTGTCTACAGCCATACGCATAAAACCGTTCATTAATGTCTGTGTATCATCCATATTCTCTGCTATACCGACACCAAAGAAACTATATGGGTTAAGCTCATAAGGTGCAGCCATATATGGTATTTTTGCAGGTTTGAATGGATTAAGCACCATTCTTATAACTTTGTTATTACATATCCATGCATTTATCTGTACTTCATCAAAGTCATCTAAATCTTCTGGTATCTCTATCTGCTGTTCTTTTAACATGCTCACATCAGCCGTACCCCAATACTCTAGTACCTCAAATCGTGCTATTGCATGTTCTGGAGAATAATCAGATAAATCATCTTCCCAGTATTCTTTATTATAGTTTTCTCCCATAGCTATAGCATCATCTATAACTTGAGATCTAAAGTGTGGTCTTTTCTTTAATGCACGTAGTTGTGTGCGTGATAGCTTGTGTCTTTCAATCACATATTGTGCTTCGTCCATGTTATTTGCATCTGGATCAGGAAAGAAATTCCAAACTGACACATGTGAAACTTGTGGAACTGTTTTAAATACAGGAGAATATTCTCCACCCTCATCCCAGTTTGGATATTCTTTATCTACAGCAAAAGGTCCTTTCATAACACCTGTGCCAAATAAAGCCATCTCAAAGGCTGTGCTTCTTAAATGTTTATTAGCACTAGATTCTTCTAGCTGATCATGTATTTTTTTCTGCATATTCTTTGCAGCAATCATAGCAGGACTAAATGTTATTGCTGTTGGTGTTTTACCTACACCCTCTCTTAAATTTTCTATATCATCAAACTTACCTTGCAGTGGTCCTAACATATCCATTAATGATTTTTGTGTAGCTCCTGCAGGTAAATCTTTACCATCTCCTGAAAAGCCATAAGGACTTTGCATTTCATCTAATCTGTCGCTTATCTCTTTTGGTTCTTTTGGATCAAAGTTTACGTCAGAAACTACACCTTCTGGTAAAGCTGTAGGCTCTACAGTCAGAGGAAACTTATTGTTAGCAAACAATACATCTATTATTTGACCATAAGCTGCGAGTGTTTTTGTTTTTGTTACTTTGATAAATACTCGTGACTTTTCTGCTTCAGTAAACTGAACATCAGAACCATATAAACCTCTATAGTTTCTATAAGCTCTCAACCATCTCTGTTCATCTTGCTCTCTATAGTCATCAGCTTTTTTGTATCTATCCATAATAAATGGTATAATGTTGTAACTTTTTGTTTCGTCTTGTCCATCTTCTTCAGCCACATCATCAATAGCTATAGACGTGTCATCCATCATTATTTCTTCTTCTGCCATATTAATATCCAAATGTTGCGTCTGCTACAGGCATGTTGTTTATTTGTCTGCTTGCAGGATCATAGTCAAATACACTAAACCTTGGTCTTGACATTATACCATATCTCAAAGCGTCATACAAGTGGTCTTCTGAATTTGTATCTATATCTTCTGGATTTTTTTTATCAAGAGGTATCGCAGGTAGTTGTGAAATAGTATTAGTGCATGTGCTAAAAAAAACTAAGCGTGGTTCTTCGGTGTATTCATCAACTTGTAATCGTCTATGTATTTCATTTTTACCCGATACTCTACTTCCTCGACTTCTATCAGAAGGTCTAAACCTACATCCTTTCATAATCATTTGTTCTGCTAAACTAGGTCCTGTATCCCCACGTTTGTGCCAAAGTGAACTATCTAACACTCCATACTTTATATTACCATCTTCTGCTTCTGCTTCTAGTATCATATCAGCTAAATCTGTAGCCAAGACTTTTGATACATATAACTCTCTGTACACTACTAGTTGTTCTGATGGGCTAACAGCAAACCATATAACGGCAGAATAACTTCCATACCCATAGTCGCATGCCCTAAACTTAACCCAACTGCTAGGTATACGGAAAGGCTCAACCACATGTATGTTGCGATCAAACTCGGTGAAAGCTGCTCCCTCTTTAATATCCCAATCGCCTTCCAATAGTTGTCTTCTTTGCTGTTCAGGAAGGGATAAAAGCATTGCTTCATAATCACCCTGAGATGAGAGGTAAGGGTTATCTGTAAGTCGAGCAGGTATAAACCTACGTTTGAATAATGGCTGTCCTGCTTTGCTGTGTCCTGCAGGATATTTAAGCTCCTCTCCTGATTCAATATCGGTGGCGTTGAATGAAATATTATACGGTGAAGGGTCAATAAACATCTTCTTTACCCAGTGGTGTCCTCGTCCTCCGGGGTTTGTCGTAGCTCTCATATACACAGGTAAATCGGGTGATGTGGATCTTAGACGTGATCTCATGTAGTTCCAAGCGAATGGTGTACCCCATTGTGTAAGTTCGTCAAATCCTATCCAACTAAACGCTAGTCCTTGATAGCGTAGGACATCATCATCTCTATCAAGGTAAGACATCCATAGTCTTGCGCCTGATGGTGCTACCCACTGCATCTTTCTTTCTGACCACTTGATACCCTTCCATATTTTAGGGTAGAGTTCTTGACTTTTAAATATAAGTTCTCTTAACTCTTCTGTGGTGTGACGCAATAGTAAGCCACTAAACGATGGGTGTCCCATATAACGCAAAGGATCAGCTAACATTGCGTAGGACTTACCCCCTCCTGCTGATCCTCCATATAAAACTTCTCTCTCGCTTGCTGCTAGAAACTCTGTCTGTGGTCCTTCATTTGGCTGAAAAATAACATTACGAGTTTCCTCTAGTGGTAGAAGTTCTGTCTCAAGCAGGGGTGCTTTCTGGCTCTTGCTTTGCCCCTGTTCTACTTTCTTCGATTTCTTCGGCTTTCTGGATCGCCTTTTGAGCATAGTCTGCCCATCTGCGTAGGCTGATAGCTTGGTTCTGTCGTTGTCGTTCATTCTTTAATCTTTTCATCAAACCTACATGAGATATATCTCGTCCACTATTTTTAGATAGCCAGTTAGCAACTTGCCTGTATGAATATTGCTTTATATACTTTCTTGCTTGCTCTAATAAATCTAGTTCTATCTTTATAGGTTTTAATAAATTATTATCTTCAGGGTCTAACTTGTAACCAAACGGTACTGTTCGTGCTATACGTGGTATGGATATCCACTCATTATCGTCTTTTAAATCTGTAGGCTGTGGTAGTTTCCACTTGCCCAGTGATCTGTTTCTCATTCACTGTCCTTAGGTGGCATAAGCATTACACCACCTGTAGTTTCTACCTGTACTTTTTCTGTTTTAATTAAACCAGTTCTATCTAGTAGTTCTCTGGCTGCAGACATTCTATCTCGTATACCTAGCTGTGTAGGATCATCTAAACTGCTTGTTATAGCTACTGCAGCCTTTGGTGCATTACGTGCCATATATGTTTGTGTAGCTTCTAATATTTCTTCTTTTAAAGCTGTGACCATCTGAGAAGGACTTACACCCTCTGCATATCCTGCAAGTTTTATAGCAGAACCTATATCACCACCTGCCTGATCAAATAGGACATCTAAGAACTTCTGTTGTTTTTCTGTAAGTTGTCTAGTCATTTAGCACTTCCATCTTCTTCTAGCTTGTCGTAATCTACTGTTTGGATCTTTAGCAGCTTTAGGAAACTGCTTCATTTGTCCTGCACTTCTAGCACAAAAGGACTTTCTTCTTTTTGCATCTTTGCTTCCGGGTTTTACTTTTCCTGTAACTGCTGTTTGTAATTTACTTCCGGGATTTTGTCTTCTATATTTTGCAACTCCCTTGGCAGTCATACCTGCACCCTGTTTAGTAGGACGCTTGTCACCACTACTAATAGACATGCCTTTCATGCCCTGTCTTTTTGGTCTTCCTTGTTTAGGTGGTTGTCTCATGTTGTCAATTGAAAGTGAGGACCATCAATAAATGGTCTACGTCCAGAACTTCTACGTAGGTCTACATATGCATTCATAGCTTGTTCCATAGTGCCACTCCATTCAGATATATCATTTATATGCCATGCGGCTCCCCAACAAATTTTTGCACCAGTTTCTATTGCTGCTTCTTTCATTGCATCTGCTATATCATCATACATCACAATATCCCAACTTGGATCACTACCATCATAAGCCATTAAATCGACAGCATGTGATGTACCGTCTTGCTGTAAAAGGTGTTTAGATTTCATCGTCTGTGATCGTCCTGCCTTGTACAACTTTTTTTGTTCTGCCAAGGAACGGACTCCATATATTACTCCAAAGTCCACGGAACTCACCTCTATGGCACGTTTTACTGTATCTACTAACAAGGGGTTTACACCTTCTAGTTTACCTAAACTTCTACTTGATAACTTAAATGCCATTACTTCTTCCTCATGTTAAAAAACTTACCTGCAGAACGTGTGGCAAAGCTTGCACTTACGATAGCTCCTAACGCAATTTGATACCACTGTGGCATACCTGCAAGTGCAGTAAAGCCATC